GCCTCGTATTGGATTTGAAATTCAAAACTTAGAATATGACTCTGCTCGTAAACTAAATCGTGTTCAACGGTTCAGAAAAGTTAAAGGTGCAGAAGCCAAACAGTTAGATACACAGTATATGCCAGTACCATACAATCTTTCTATAGAGTTGTACATTATGGCAAAACAATCTGATGATGCATTACAAATTGTAGAACAGATTCTTCCATACTTTCAACCAGACTATACATTGACAATCAATGATAATGTTTCTATGGATAGTAAAAGAGATGTTCCAATTGTATTAAATTCTATTTCGTATGAAGATAATTATCAAGGAGACTTTACGACTCGTAGAGCATTGATATATACTCTTTCATTTACTGCAAAGTTTTATTTGTATGGCCCTGTTACTTCTAGTAAGGTTATTAAAACTGTACAAGTTGATCAGTATACTGATTTGGAAGTTAATTCGCCTAAGAGAGAACAAAGACTTACAGTTACACCAAACCCAACAAGTGCTGACGCAGATGATGATTTTGGATTTAACGAAACTACATCTTTCTTTGAGGATGCAAAAGAATTTAATCCAGTGACGGGTTCAGATGAATAAAGAGTCTACGTTGAAACTTGATAAAACTTTAGGTGTTATAGAAAAAATTGTTCCTGAGTCAACCGACATTGAAAAAAGAACTGACAGCAGTTACGAAAGACCAGCGTATTCTTCTCTCACCTCTATGGCTACTAAAAATTCAAATCTTACTAGCGAAGATGTTGACAATGATTACAAGTACCAAAGAGAAAATCTATATAATCTAATTGAACGGGGCCAAGATGCTATCGATGGTATTTTAGAACTTGCAAAAGAATCAGAACACCCAAGAACTTATGAAGTTGCACTTAATGGTATTAAACAAGTTGCAGAGGTTACAGAAAAACTTGGGGAGCTGCAAGAGAAGATGAGAAAGTTGAAGGAAGTGCCGAACCATGCTCCAAGAACTGTTAACAATGCATTGTATGTTGGATCAACTGCTGAGTTGCAAAAGATGTTAAAGGAAAAGAAATAACATTTTAAATTGAAAGATAGGTTTATAAACAATGGAACAGAATTATTTAGGCAATCCAAACCTTAAAAAAGCTAACGTATCTCAAGAGTGGACAAAAGAAGAAGTCCAAGAGTATGCTAGGTGTATGAGTGACCCTCAATATTTTATAGAAAACTATATTATGATTGTGTCATTAGATGAAGGTCTAGTCCCATTTAAGATGTATGACTTTCAAAAAGAGATGGTTGGTACATTTCATAGCAATCGTTTTACTATTTGTAAACTTCCTAGACAGTCTGGTAAATCTACAACTATTATAGCATATTTACTTCATTATGTCCTATTCAATCCATCGGTCAATGTTGCGATACTCGCCAACAAAGCAGCTACCGCTAGAGACTTGCTAGGGCGGTTACAACTCGCATATGAACACCTACCTAAGTGGTTACAACAGGGCGTAATGAGTTGGAACAAAGGTTCTTTGGAACTAGAAAATGGTTCAAAAATTCTTGCGAGTTCTACTTCAGCTAGTGCGGTTCGTGGTGGTTCATATAATATTATTTTCCTTGATGAGTTTGCATACGTTCCTTCCAACGTAGCAGAACAATTCTTTAGTTCAGTTTATCCTACAATCAGCTCGGGTAAAACTACAAAAGTGATGATAGTATCGACCCCGCATGGTATGAATATGTTTTATAAATTGTGGAATGATGCAGAGAATGGAAGAAACACTTACGTTCCAATAGAGGTTCACTGGAGTGAAATTCCTGGCAGGGATGAAGCATGGAAAATAGAGACTATAAAAAATACAAGTGAACAACAGTTTAACACAGAGTTTGAGTGTGAATTTTTAGGAAGTATCGATACATTAATCAAAGCACAAAAACTAAGAGTTCTGTCCTACATTCCACCAATTCAATCTAATGCTGGTCTTGATGTGTTTGAAAAACCATTAAAAGACCACACATATGTACTGACAGCTGACGTTTCAAGGGGAACGTCTAACGACTACTCTGCATTTCTAGTCTTTGATGTATCACAAATGCCGTATAAGATTGTCGCAAAATTTCGTGACAACGAAATAAAACCTTTATTATTTCCTGCTAAAATATATGACGTTGCAAGAGCATACAATCAAGCATTTGTTTTAATTGAGGTAAATGACATAGGAGAGCAGGTTGCATCAACTATGCAGTTTGACTTGGAGTATGACAACCTTATTATGGCCTCAATGCGAGGCCGTGCAGGACAAGTCCTTGGCGGGGGGTTCTCAGGTGGTAGAGCGCAGTTGGGTGTAAGAACGACTAAGGCTGTAAAACGAATAGGTTGCTCTAATCTTAAACAGATGATTGAAGATGATAAACTGATTGTTCAAGACCTACAAATTATTAGTGAACTATCTACGTTTATTGTTAAAGGACAATCTTTTGAAGCTGACGATGGGTGTACAGATGACTTGGTTGCGTGTATGTTTATATTTGCATGGGCAACAGACCAGACGTATTTTAAAGAATTAACTGATATGGACATAAGACAGACTATGATGAGAGAACAACAAGACATGTTAGAACAAGACATGGCTCCGTTTGGATTTATGGTTAATGGTTTAGAAGATGAAAATATTGGTACAATGGTTGATGAATATGGAACACGTTGGAGTCCAGTAGTTAGATCCCACGATTCAGATTGGTAAAGGTCTAAATAAATTCTATTAGATCATTGTCATTCTTAATCCAACAATTTGAACATAATACTAAAGAGCTGTCTATAAGATTAATTATTTCTTTGCGACTTTCATTATTTACACCAACTCTTTTTGTTAGTTTACGGATTTTAGAATCGTGGGGGTAAAACTTTAAACATACGGTTTCACTTTCTCCACAGTGTTTGCATGATTTTTCTGCAAGGAATTCGTTAAGCAATACAATTCTTTTGCGATAGTTTCTACGAGATACTTTTTTAATAGTATCTTTATATTTTTCGTAATGACTATTTGACATAATATTATTTATATGCAACGACACATATAAAATGTAGTTTATGGAAACTATTTTTTTATAAATATTAGTGAAGATTAAAAACACTCTAATATAAAGGAGTCAAGACATGGCATTTTTAGTTTCGCCTGGCGTTCAAGTCAGAGAGATAGACCTTACAAATGTTATCCCAGCAGTATCCACCTCAATAGGTGCGATTGCAGGGCCATTTGAAAAGGGGCCAGTTTCATCTGTAACTACAATTAGTTCAGAGGAACAACTGGTATCAATATTTGGAAAACCAAATTCAAGTAATTTTGAGTTTTTCTTTACAGCTGCAAATTTTTTGCAGTATTCTGACGCACTCCGTATAGTTCGTGCAGAGTCATCGGTATTAAACGCTGGTGCAAACTCAGGCATACTTATTCGTGATGATGATCATTACGAAGCTTCATTTTCCACAGGACAAGGTTCTCATGGTGAGTGGACTGCAAGGACGGCTGGAACACATGGCAACTCGCTTGGTGTGGATATTTGCGCTGGCAAAAGAGCATTCAAACAACCACTTGGAACACTTAACCTAGTAAATGGTGCTGGTGCGGTTGGTGATTTATCAATTACAGTTGATGATCAAGATGCATCCAACGCAGCAATCATTGTTGGTGATATCATTTCATTCCAAACAAACAACTCAGTTACAGCAGTTGTTGATGGTGCAATAACAGTTGCAACTAAAAACCTTACGGTTAATGGTAACTCTGGTACAGCTGCAGTTGGACAACGAGTAATCGGTGCAGGCATTTCTGATGGTGGTGAGGTTGTTAAAATTGCAACAGTCACTTCACAGACTGCGCTTATTCTTGATAAAGCAATTATAGTTGCAGATGATGTGGTACTTGCACTTACAACAGATGCAAACGTAGAGTCTAAAAATCAAGAATACGAAGTAACATCACTATCCAGTGAAACTTTAACAATTCGTTTGTTAGATGATCCTGCTGGAGCTGGACTTCAGACAGTTATTCCTGATAACTCATACATCACACGCCGATGGCGTTTCAGTGACCTTTTTGATGCAGCCCCAGGCACATCGTCTTGGTCAACTTTAAATGGTCGTGGTGAGGAAGATGAACTTCACGTTGCAGTATATGACAAAACTGGTGATATCACTGGTTACGATGTTGATGTTGCGGGCGGAAGGACAAGTTCAATTCTTGAAATTTTCCCTGCTATGTCAAAGAACCCATCTGCAAAATCACCACAAGGAGATAATAACTATTATCCAAATATTATTTTCCGTAAGTCTACTTTTATTTACTGGACAGATCATCTTGCTGCTGGTAGTAATTGGGGTACTGATATTGCATCAGGAACAGACTACACATTAGTAAGTGGGGTTGCTGTTGATACATTAACTGGTGGAACAGATGATTATTCTGTGACTGCTGGTGAACTAGAACTTGCATACGATAAGTTTGAGGACAC